CAGTGTTTTCGGAGATCCATGTCGTGAGTCCTTGGAACGCTGGGAGGAGCTTCTCGATCAGTGGCGCGACAGCTCCACCGATGGACTCTTTGAGCTCGCCCATCTGGATCGACAGGTTCTTCATGCGGCCTTGAGCCGTGTCGGCTTGAGCGGCCGCTTGTCCACCGAATGTTTGGCCGAGGGAGGCGAATACTTCGTCCGCGGACGCGCCGGACTTGATGAGGGACGCGAGTGCCGGGTCGAGTTTCTTGAGGGGTCCGAGTTGGCCGTTGTAAGCCTTGCTGAGGGCTTGGGTGACGGCGTCGAGGTCTTTGCCGGTGCCGGCTGAAACGTCGAGCGCGAGGCTCAGGAGGTCTTGGGCTTTGGTGATGTCCTTGGTGCCGCGGACAAGGTTGTCGAGTGCCGGGCGGAGATCGTCATCGGCGACGGCGGCCGCTCGACTGGTGGAGCTGATGAAGTCCTCGACGGCGGCGACTTGTTCGTCGGTGGCGTCGGTGGAGTTCTTGAGGCTGAGCGCAAGCTTGTCGGCCGCGGCGGCGTCCTCGGCGTACGCCTTGAAAGCGTCACCTGCCGCGATTGCTAGGCCTCCTAGGGCGAGCGTTGCCGGGAGCGCCGCCTTCTGGATTGCGAACTGCGCTTTCTGGCCGGTGGTCTCGAGGTCCTTGAACTGTCGGGTGGCGCGCGCGAGCCCTTTGTCGTCGAACTCGCTGATGATGGGGATGCGAATGGCCACTAGTAGAGGCTCCTGTTGATCTGGTCGGAGACTTCCTCGACGTATCTTGCCATTTCTTCAGAAACGGCGTTTTGGGCGCTGTCAGCCGCGGGCCACATGACCCGGGCGGGTGCGCCGTTCTTGGCGTTGAACGCAGACCCAAGGTTGCCGGATGCGGCGAACTCGAACACTGCGGCGCCGGCGTTCTTCTGAACGACCGAGATCGTTGAGGCGTTCTTCTTGGAGGCCGAGATCTGTGCCGAGACTCCGCGGACAGCTTTGGAGCTCTCGAGCGGGAAGATCGGCCGGCCGCGCTGTTGCCATGCTCGGGCGGTGCCTGACGGGAAGCTGAGCCCGCGATAGCGGCCTTGGGCGGCGGTGACGATCGGCTTGGCGATCTCCTTGACGCGCTTGTTGAAGGTCTTGCGTAGTTCCGGGTCGATGCGTCGAAGCTCGGCGATGGTTTCTTTGACGCCGTCGACTCGGATGGTTGCGCTCACTTGTGGGCCTTGTTGAGGATCTCGATCGCCGTGTTCAGATCGCGGGTGTCGAACTCGATGTCTGGAGGCCACCAGCCGACGGCGACTAGCAGTTCTGCTAGGCCGCGTCGGTAGGTGCCTCTTGGGTAGGGTTTGAGGCTCCGGCCTCGACCACCTCCAACGTGACGATCTTCTTGATGAAGTCGTCGAGCTGGAGCGGGACTGTGATCTTGGCCTGCTTGAGTGCTTCGTAGGCCATGAAGGCGAGATCCTCGGCGCCGACGCCTTGGGCGAGGTCGGAGGCCTTCCGCTTGTATTTCCGTTCCCAGAGGACGGTGATGAAGAGGTTGGTCTCGACGTCGACAGGGCCTTCGCCGAGGTCTACGCGGATGGTGAGTTTCATGTCGGGACTCCTTGGTTACGGGGTGATGTCGCGGGCCCACGTTCCGCCGACGAAGGTGACTTCGACTTCGGAGAGCTCGCCGACGGTGGCCGAGATCGGCGTGAAGTTGGCGAGGAACGCGCCGGCGATCGTGTACTCCGGGTTGGAGGCCGATTCGCTGGTGCCGGACGGGCTGATCGTGAGGGTGACGGCGTCGTCGCCGCAGACGTCGTACAGCGTGGCTTCGATCTCGCTGGCGCCGTAGCTGTTGAACAGCGTGAGGCTCACTTCGACGGTCTGGAGGCCCTTGGTGTACTTGCGGCCTCCGTCGCCGAACGCGGTCGTCTCGAGCTGGTCGTAGCCGACGGTGAGGGTCGCCGACTTACACTGGTCGGAGACGTCCACGGCGCCGATCAGGACGGTGGGGTTGCTGAGGTAGGTGGTGGTGGCCATGGGGCTCCTTCTAGTTGCGCCGTGAGGCGATTCTCACGGTGAGGTCGTATGCCGGGAGTTCTTGGCCGCCGATGGTGACGACGGACGGACGCCCGGAGGTGATGGGGAGGCTTGAGTCCATCAGCGTGTCCACTTGGGTCAACAACCAGTCGATCGCGTCTTGGTTCGCGGGAGGCGCGGCCACGACGGAGATGGTGAAGGTGAGGTCGCCGACGTTGTAAGTGAAGCTGTCGAATGTTGGCGGGCTGATGAGCACCGATAGCGGGCGAATGTTCCGCGGGTCGGTGACGGGTTTGAAGCCGAGGTTGGTGATGGTTGTGACGAGACTGTTTTGGGCCTCGATGAAGATGCCGGATGCCATGTCATGCGACCTGCGCCCGGTTGATGCCCAGAAGGCGCATGATTTCGCCGTGGGAGAGGGTTGGGATTGCGTTGCCCATGCCGTCGAAGGATGCGAACGAGTCGACTGCGCCGCGTTGGCGGTACAGGCTGGCGGCGTACATGGTCGTCCCAAGAGTGACCGCGCCGGACGGGCTGGTGGTGAGACTGTCGGAGTATCCGGCCGCCTGACGACGACGGTACGCCCAAGCGTTGGCCGCTGAGACGCAGGTGGTAATGAACGCGGTGTCGTTGGCGGTAGCCGATGCGATGCCGAGCCACTCGGTCACGTTGGAGCTCGTGATCCAAGTACAGGTTTGCGTCCATGTCAGGGAGCCGAACGGGTCGGCGCTGTCACGCTCGACGAGATCGCCCGAGTCTGCGTACAGCAGTTGGTTCGGGATCAGGATGTCGAAGTCGTACCAGTAGTCACCTTCGTCGGAGACGCCGGTAAAGAGCGCGGTGGGAACGGCAAGGACTGTGTGCGTCCCATCCATGCCGTTCCCGAGTCCGCTGATTGTGATCGAGTCGCCGACGCTGATCGGGGTCGCCTCGAGAGTCTGAACCACGACGACGTCATCCAACCTCATCCGATGGGTGACTGTGAATGTGGCCATGGTTCAGACTCCGGGGCAGATCAGACGAAGGCGGCCTTGATGAACTTCGTGTCGTCGAGCATGAGGGTCGCGAAGTAGCCGCGGAACTTGATGTAGCGCGACAACGAGCCGTCTGCGGCCTCGACCGAGATGGCGCCCTTCTGCTGTTCGAAGATCTCGAAGCCGTCGGGGTGGCCGATGGCGAGAGTGCCGGACGCGAAGTTGCGGTCGACGACGACCTGAAGGCCGAAGGCGGTGGCGGTGGCGGTGCCGGGTGCCATGTTGCCGAAGGCGTTCATCGGGCCGATCTGCGGGAACAGCGGACGGTCAGCGGTGTCGGTGAGCTGTCCCATCGAGGCCCAGCGGTTCGGTGCGACGAACAGGTGGGTGGGGAGCCAGCCGTTGGAGGCCGAGAGGATGTCCGACGCGGCGGTGTACATCCACGTCACCCAGTCCACCGGATCGGCGATGTTCGCGGCCGTGAAGTTGTTGCTGTTCGTGATGCCGGTGATGAGATTGTCGGCGGCGACGTTGTCGGTCTCGTTGGCGTAGACGCGGGCCATGTCGTCGAGGAGCAGGGCGAGGACGTTGGGGTCGGTCCAGTCCATGTCCTCTTCCGAGAGACGGACGTAGCCGCCGTAGACGCCCTTCGTGACCTGATTGTCGGAGACGACGAAGGTGCCCTGATCGAGCGCCGTGTTTTCGCCGTTGCTGGCGCCGATCGTGGTGTGCGTGGTGACGCTGGGGCGGCGGAACACCTTGCCACCGCCGGGCATCGCCTTCGCGCCGATGGCGTCGATGACGGGGCGCAGGCCGCGGAAGTTGTTGTACACCGGGCCGACGATCGGCTCGGGCAGGATGCCGGGCGTGTCGGTCGTTTCGACGTTCGGGGCGGCCGCGCGGATGCGGGCGTTGAACTCGGCGAACTCGGCGCCACCGGCGAGGAACTTGGCGATGTACTCGCCGGCCGACGGGAGCTTGAAGTCGCGGCGGGCTTCCGCGAAGATCGGGGTGGTGGGGATGACGGCCGGTGCGGCCGCGGCTTCCACCGGGGTGGGTTCTGACATGATTGAGTCCTCCTCGGGCTCTGGGTATTCGGGGTTGGTGGGTTCTTCGTCGTCCTCCGGGGCGGAAGCGGCGACAGATGTGATTCGGGCTTGATCGAACGCCGGGACAGCGACGAGCGACAGCTCATGCCAGTTCGCGGCGGTGACGACCATGGTGCCGTTCTTGTCGAACT